ATTTCAGTACATGTGATTACTGCCGCCATTGCTAGTCCTCAACGGCGGGAGGCCGAAGCCCCCCGCCGTGCTGTGTTACCTGGTGAGTGCCCACACGCGGATGTAGTCGATGTCCAGCGTGTTTGACGCGCTCTCGCGATTGATGACGCCAATGTACGGACACACCGAAGTGGCCGCAGCAATGCCCTCTTCAATCGTCGCGATGAGCACGTTGTCGAACCAGAATTTGCATGTCTGGTTCGGCAAGATTTCAACGCGGTACGTGTGCATTTCCGCATCTACGGGCGTACCCGTCACGGAATAGATCGTGCTGTCGGTATCTGCATTCACGGACATGCAACGGAAGAGATCCGTTGTCGCGTCGGGATCTTGAAAGAACAGCGCCGCGTTCGATGCGTTTGTGGTAGCCGTAGCTGTCGCATAGGTGATCGCGATCTCGTCGGCCGCTTCGCCCGTGGCGTCGCTGAATCCAACGTTGAGTCCAGTACCATCAACGTCGTTCTGTGCCACTCGCGCTTCCATGACGCAGCCCTTGGTGGTGCTCCAAATCAGGAGCGTCGCCAAATCGGCGTCATCATCGTCAGCAGCGCCCGTGGTAATACGGGCGTGGCCGCCCAGTGCTTCGTTCGCTGCAATCGCGCCAGAATTCACCGCCGCGAATGTCCAGTCGTTCGTGGTGTCCACGGCCTTGCCGACGAAATCATCAAACAACTTCACCGGCGCCTGCACGTCCACCGTCTCTAACGTGCGCGTGTCATAGAACTCCAGTACGCCATTACGCCAGCGGCTGGAGATGTTCGTCAGGTGTTCCATGTTAATCTCCGTTAAGGCGGGAGGCCGAAGCCTCCCGCCGTTCGCTGGTACTAGCTGATGTAATCAGCCGTCATTCCGTCGTACTGGAATCGCGCACCCGTGCGGATGTACGTGACAACGGCCTCGTCGGCCGCATTCGCCATCGCGATATTCGCGCTCACGTAACGCAGCGCCGAGGAGTTGTCCGATGCCAGCTCGGCGATTTCTTCCGCCGTGCATTCGAGCACAAGGCAATCGCCAACGGCGTCGGGCGCACTGGCAACGGCATGCGCCTTGACTTCAACGTCTGTGCCGCCGCCCGCGCTGTCGGAATTCGCGAGAATCTTGAACGCCGCCGGGCCATTGCCCGTCAGCGCGCTCGACATCACGATCACCGCGAAGTTGGAATAGTCGCGAAGATCCACCCACGCAACATCCGTTGCGGCAGTGGAATTAGGATCGAAGTCATACGACCTGATTGCATGCGTCGTGAACAGTTTGTCGGTGCTTACGCTAGAAGCCATAGTGCACCTCCCTTACGCGCGCGCGCCGAGCGTGACAAACGGGCTCAGCGTGTTCGTGCTGTTTTTGGTCGTCAACGGCGAACGCCACCACGGCGCTCCCGCGTTGCGCGTCCAGAACTTGAAGACGCGCTCGTGGTATTCGAAGCGCACATGAATGGATTCCGCGCTCTGCAGCGGCTGGTACGTGCCCTCCAGATACTGCGTCCAGTTGCCGAGGATGAGATCGCCTTCGTCGCCAACGGTATCGCAATATTCGGTGGCAATTGCCGGCCGGCCAAGAAGCAAGTCCGGCTCGCCTTCACGCGCCGAGCTCTGCCACATGGCCACGCCCGCAGTGCCGATGGGCATCACGAGATTCATGAGCTGCGGCAGCGCGTCGTGGTTGTAGAGCCAGATCGCATTCTCATAGCCCCAGCAGCGGGCGCGCATCTTGACGATGTTCGGCCACACGATGGTGTCGGCCACCTGGCTCGTCTCTTTCGTGATGCTGATTTTGCACGGCGAATTGAGAATGCCAAGGTACTCGCCCACGCCGGTGCCGTTGATGCGCTCGTTCACCAGCTTCGACAGGAACTCATCGCGGAATCCCTGTTCGAGCAGCGCTGCAAACGAAATCGGCGAATCGGCCAACAGCTCTTCGGTGACGTAGGCCATACCGAACAGCGAAGAGACATCGAGCTTAATGCGCTCAAGTTCCATGCGAGAGGCCGTCTTCGCCTGCGTTTCCGCCGAACGGTAGACGCGCAGGCCGCCCGAAACGCTGGTGCTGTGATTCTTGTCAACGCGCGCCGGGATGGCTACCGAGGGCGCAGACAGTGGGATGTTCGTTGTGCGCGTGCCCAGCGGATCGGCTTCGGCCGAAAGCTTCAGCAGATTCGGAGAGAACGCTTCAGGCACAAGGTAGCCGCCGTACGGATTCGCGTATTCGCCCTGCTCATCCGAGCCAGCGGCACGCACTTCGAGGCGCTTGAGCGCGTCGCGGTGCTTCGGCGCAACGAGGCTGCGGCGGCCAAGGCCGGTATTCATGACGGCCAGGATGAAGTCACGCGGCGTCGCGAATCCCTTGTTGGGATCTTTCATGAAACGCTCGTCGCCAACCTTCACCTCGGGCGTGTAGTCATCAGCGCCAGCTTTGGGCGTCTCCGTGCGCTCTTCGGCGCCTACGAGATCATCCATGCGGGCCTGCTCTTCGGCGCGCTCGATGCGTACCGTGAGCGATTCGATGTCTGTCTTGTAGACATCGTAGCGGCTGCGCTCGTCGTCAGTGAAGGCGCGATTCTCGGCCTCTGCTTTTTCCAGCAGCGCCCGCGCTTCCTTGACTTTCTCAGCGCGCTTCCGCTTGAGTTCTTGAATGTTATCCATTTTTTACCACTCCGTTATGTTAAGGAACAGGTATTGGCGCTCGAACCACGCCTCCAGATCACCGGCAGCCGAGTGCGCAAGCGGCTCAACTGTGGCAACTGATTTCGTAATTAACGGCACTTCCGCGAGCTTCAGATACTCTGCGGCGCGTGCCTGTAATTCCGTGGCCTCGTATGCGGGAAACGTTACCGGCGAAACTTCGTATAAACGGACTTCGCGAATGGTGCGGCGCAAACGCTCCTCGTCGTCGCGTTCCCAGTCCTCTTTGTTGTTGACGACAGAGAAGCGAAACGACGCGCCTTTGATAAGGCGATTCTTCGTCTGCAGATACACTTCCTTGTGTGACGGGATTTCGGGATTGAGCTGCACGCGGAACGCGAGGCCATGCTTATCTTCGCTAAGCTCAAGCGAGCCTTCGCTTTTGCGGCCAAGCGGATATTGATCGTTGTGATTCCAGAGCGCCACCTGGTCGCTCTCGTTGATCGTCTTCGTAAACGCCCCCGGCATGATGCGCTCGTAGAATTCGCCGCCGATGTCTGTCCATGCGTCGAATACGGCGGCGTAGCCACGCAACTCGTAGCCGTCGCCCTCGCCGTCCTGCCGCAATTCAAGCGGCCATACGCGCTGTTCCACAATGAGTTTCTTCATTAGTTACCTCTCACGTATTGCAGGTAGCAATCGCACCCGTCATGCAGCGGCGGGTGCAGCACGTCATATTCGCCCGCAGTGCCGAAGTTGCCCTCGATACCGATTGTCTTGCCGTCAAGCTCGTCGCATGTCGGACACCCAGTTCCCGACGTATGCCACACGATTTCGGTGATGCCTGAACGGCGCCACACCTCACGCGCGAGCGCGCCGTCAGACTGGCTCAGATTGCGCCGCGTCTCGCTCGCCGCGCGTGAATCGCTCCACTGAAGCACCCTGTCGCTCACGACGTTGTAGGCGCTGAACTCGTTGTCCTTGTCCTTTGTCGCCTCGATGGCCGCTTCGAGTTCGCGCTGGCTACGCGCGGTGTATGTCTGCTGATAGCCTTGCACCCAACTCTCGCGCCACGATTCCATGCCGTCCTTGATAGCGCCGATGTCAAGCCCGGGATTGAGTTCCTGCATGGACTTCAATTCCTGCAACACAATGGCTGCGGTGTAGCTCCGCATCGTTGTGGTGACGGGCGATAACAAGTCAGCTATGCGCGGGCCGTCCTCGTAGTAGCCCTTTACGAGTTCCAGAAACTTTGCGCGCTGATCCGTAGGCAATGTGGATTTCGCGAACTTCAATATCTGGCGCGATTCCTTGTCGATGACGCGCCCGAACGCATCTTCCATGAGCGGCCTGTACTGCTCGCGGATAGCCATCCGCGACGCCGCGTCGGCAACGGCGCCGGCGCGCTGCTCCTTGCGCGCATTAATCTCAGGCTCGTTGTCCTCGTCGCCTTTGGTGTCAGCGTTGGGTGCGGGCGGCGTGTACGTCTGGCCCACGCGATCCAGCGGGATAAGATTGGACGCCACGACGTACACCTCACCGGTGCCGTCCTCAATGGGATTCATGTTTTCTTTCGCGCGGATTTCGTCGGCATTCATCCAGCCATTCATGCGCGCGATCTGGTACGCCTCGTAGCGCGTCTTGAGATCGCCACGCACAAGCGCGTCGAGAAGGAACTCCGCGAAAAACGTTTCTTGATCGTCGTCCTTGAGACATTGACGCCTGATTGCCTGCTCGATGCGCACGCACCTGGGCCGTATGGTGTGCATGACAAACTCAAGCGATTGGTGCTCGATGTTGGAAAACGTCGCCTGTTCTAAGTCACCAATGAGGTGCGCAGGCACGCCGAACAGGCGCGCAATGTCACGCACGTTGTACTTGCGCGATTCCAGGAACTGCGCCTGCTCGGGCGTCACGCTGATTTGCTGGTAACTAAGCCCGTGCTCCAGGATGGCGACGCGCTGGGCGTTGTCCAGATTGCCGTACGCAGCGCGCCAGTCGGCGGCGAGGCGGGCTTTCGCTTCGGCGCTTAGCGCCTTGCCTTCGGGCACGTTGAGTAGCGCGGATGGCATCGCGCTGTTGCTAAAGAACTTCGCCGCGAACTTGTCGCTTGCTTTCGACAGGCCCAGCGATTCCTGGCATTGGTCGATAACACTCAGGCCCATGATGCCGTCTGTCGGCAGCGCGCGCAGGTGCAGGATTTCGTCGGCGTCGAACAGGTGCGACGTGCCGTCGGGCCTGCGGTACAGGTACACGAGCGCCTGCTCAACGCGCCGTGGCTCCATGCGATCAGGGCGCAGCGGCCACAACTCCTGCACGTCACCACGCTGATTGCGCACAATTTCGGCGTAGGCGTTGCCGCGTAGTTCAAGGTGCATAGTCATGAACTCGAAGAACTCGCACGCGCTCATTTCGCGATTCGGCGCGTCGTGCAGAACGCGGTATAGCGGGTGCTCTGGCGCGCGCTCTTTGCGACTAGAGCCGTCTTCGAGGCGGCGGTAGAGGAGCAGCGGCACCGTCGCCATTGTGCTAGCAATCAAGCGCACGCACGCGAACACGGCTGAAATCTGCATGGCGTTCGTGGCCGTGACGCTTTCGCCTGTGGCGCTTGTGATAAGCGATTGGAACAACTCAGGCGATACCGAAGGCTCGATGTCGTCCCACGTGACGGTGCGCTGCTCGCGTTTGCGCCAGAGATTGCTAAGCTTCATTCGCACCTCGATAGACACCGTTGCGCTTCAGTGAGTAGATCGCCTGCACACAGCCGCGTGGGATGGTGACTCGTGAGCATTCGGTGTGATTCATGGTGGTGGCCACAACAACGGCATCGTCGCGAATGCAGAGTAGTTGTCCGTAGGTTCGGCACACCGGGCACGTCGTCGATGCCGCCTTCGTCGAATCCTGCCAACTGGGATCTTCCTCCGTATCGAGCCAAACCACTTCTACGCGAGGCGCACCGTCCCGACGTCCTCCGGCCATACTGAGTACGTACCCTTTCCGTCAGCGCTGGCAGATGGCGATTCGCCCGTGCCATTCCGCGTCGTCTACGCCCTCGACGTGCGGCCGCTCATCGCTGAGCGTATTCGTCGCGCACATGTCTGCGTAGTCATCGCACGTGAATGGATTAGGCAAGTCGTCGCTTCCCAGGCGCCACCACATTGGCAGTTGTTCAGTCACCATAATTTGCACCAAACAAAAAGCCGCCCTCGCGGGAGGAGCCTTGATGCGCACCCGCGAGAACGGCCGAGACGCGTATGTTATGAATACGTGTGTGGGCGATTTAAACTGTTATGCGCGCAGGCCCAGCGCCTGTAGTGCCTGCTTGGCCTTTTCGAGTCCGATGGCGTGCCGCTTCAACTGCTTGCGCAGTGCGTCCACGTCGGTATCTGTCGCGCTGTTCTTCATGTCATGTGTAGCATAGAGCAGCGCGCGCAAAATGTCAGGTATACCGGTATACCTAGAACGCTATATCTATTCCGCGCGCTCCTGCGTCCACCACCGGAAGCCGCATTCAGAGCACGCGCGGCGGCGCCTGACGAACTCGCCGTACGCGTCCTGTGCCAGGAACGTCTGCACGACGCGCGTGTTTGTGCGCTTGCAATATGGGCACTGCATACGCCTATTCCTCCCAGTCGAGGGCGAGCTGCAATGCAATCAATGCACGCGCCGCCGCATGCGCTAACGGATGCAGACGCGTCTCGGCATCTTCGCTCGCTCCACAACGCCATGCCACATAATGACGGAACACCGCATCATATTCGGTGTTTGCGTCGCGCATATCAGGATTGGCCTCGAAATCGTCATGCGCGTGCTTCTCCTCGCCCAACGTCAAAGCCATCGCCACATGGTGTAGCGCCTGCATTGGCAGCAGAGTGAAGCGCGCCTTCAGTGGATCGTCTCGCTTGTCGCGCGCGACGCTGTGCTCCATTGCGTAATCCAAGTTCTTCGCCACGCCGATTTCAGAGCCCATAGTCAGCCTCCTTTACACAAAAAATAAGCCACCGTCCTCATACACCGATTGCTGCTGCGTATGCAGGTGCGCGCGCCCGAACGCCATGACGGATGCTATGGCGCCGTCGATGCGGTAGCGCACCTTGCCGTCGGCCTTCACTAATTTCACGTAGCCCTGCGGATTGTATTCCACCTCACAATTCGACACGTGCCAATTGAGAATAGGATGATCGCTGTGCTGTATCTTGCCGGCCACAACGGACGCCTCGAATGCTTTGATCGCCTGATTGAGCTGGTAGCCCTGGCGCTGCTCAATCATGAGCACGCCTTGAGTCAAGAGATTGGCGACAGTAGAGAATGCGTTGAACGGATCAAACGCGATCTCGCGCACGGCGTATTTCTTCGTCGCCTCCAAAATGAACGCCTCGACAGCGCCATAGTCCACGCGTTCACCGGGCGTCAGGTGCATGTGGCCGGTGCGGGCCCAGTCAAGGTACGGCGCTTGATTCTCCTGGCCTAACTGCAGAATGTTGTCCTGCGGTAGCCAGAACCAGGTGCGCAGGTGGAACGTGCCGTCGATAGGCCAGCATAGGCTGAACGCCGTAAAGTCTTTTGTCTCGCTCAAGTCGAGGCCGCCGTAGCATTCGGCGCCTGCGAACGCGTCGTCGGCGATGTCACTGCGGCACGTGTTCCATGCGCCTATGTCTATCCACCGCGTAGACTGGCGCGTCCATATGTTCAATCGATAACGCTTGAAGCTGTTCTGCTTTGGAAGGCTTGACGCGGCCTCCTTCGCCTCTTCAGCAAAGTCACTCGCGGCGATTGTCAAGTCCCACGACGGATTAGCGCGACGCCATGTCTCCGGCTCTAGCCAGTCGGCAGCCGACGGCGCGCCCCACTGTGGCTCCTCTTGCGCGCCGGCTACATACGGAAAGAACGCCCACTGCTCAAGGCTGCCGTCCAAGAGCTTCATGGCGAGCGTGTGCTGCTCCCAGCCGATTGACAATACGTCGAACACGCCGGCCGTGGTAATAGCAAACAACAACGGCTGTGTGCGCGCGGCACCGCCGTAGCGCAATACGTCCCACATGCGCCTGTCTTTGTGCACGTGGATTTCGTCTATCAGCGCACCGTGTATATTCAAGCCCTCGTGCGCGCTCGTCTCGGCACTGAGCGCGCGGAATATGCCGTTGCCTTTGAGCCAGCGAATTGTTTTCGTATTGTCGATAGTTTTTAAGTGCTTGCGCAGCGCCGGCGATTGCCTCACCATGCGCGCGGCCTCGCCGTGGATAATGCCAGCCTGCTCCCTGTCCACCGCTGCGCTGTACACCTCAGGCCCGGGCTCACCATCGCCAACGAGCAGGAGCAGGCCCACGCCCGCGCACCATGTGCTCTTGCCGTTCTTCTTTGGAATCTCAATATGGCCCGTCCTGAAGCGGCGCGTGCCGTCCGGCCGGCGCCAGCCGAACAGCGGAATCGTCACGTCGTACTTCTGCCAGTCCATGAGTTCGAACGCCTCGCCTGCCCAGCGGCCTTTCGAGTGGCGAAGGAAGCGCGGGAAGAAGTCGCACGCGCGGCGGCCTACGGCCTCGTCCAGGTAGCAACCGTCCAGCGTCGCGGGCACGTCGCCCCACGAGCGCAACCACCACGGATTCCAGCCCGCCGCCTCAGCCATGCGCACGGCGTCGGCGTAGCGCGGGTGCTCGCGCGCAGGACGGCCCAGCGCGTAAGCCCACAAGCCGGCAGCGTAGTCGTCGCGCACGGCCGTACCGTCAGTTGCCCAGGGGGGTGCGAAATCCTTTTTCAACTTTGCAGCCTCAGCCTTTTCTCATACAGAAAACCGAGCCTTGCACCATCATATGTATGC